GCTAACCAATCCAAATTTGGATTGGTATAAATTTTGAACAAAAGACAATTTGAACAGGTGGGGGGAGTTTTTGAAAGAAAGTGGCAAGCCTAAAGAACCGCCCGCCCCCTTTAATTTTTATGCAAAGTAATTTTTTTGAAAATAAGGAAACACAATGACAGCCAAAAAGAAGAATTTACACACCCCGCCAAGTTTTTTAGATCCGATTGCTAAATCAGTATGGAAAGAGCGTATCCCTCAACTTCTTGAACGTGGCGATATTCAAGATGCCGATTTAATTCACCTTGAGTTATATTGCGTGAACTATTCTCTTTTCCGTGCAGCCGTTGAAGATATTCACAAAAACGGCTTTTCAATCGTCAATAGTCAAGGCACGCAATCAAGAAACCCCGCATTATCCGCGAAAGCCGATGCAGAAAAAGTGATGGTGAAAATGTCCTCACTGTTAGGTTTTGATCCAGTTAGCCGTAGAAAAAATCCTGTTGAAGTTGATTCAACCGATATGATTGATGAAATCCTCACAATGTAGGCTAAATATGGCAATCTGGCACGAATACGCAGAGAAAATTCAATCAGGTGAAATAGTGGCTTGTAAGAAGATAAAACAAGCCGTAACGCGTTATTTTAACGATTTAAACAACCCCGATCATTTCTTTGATCAAAGTGCAGTAGAAAAATTTATCGCTTTCTCGAAACTATGCCCACACGTTAAAGGATACTTACGCGGTGAGCCGATTATTCTTTCAGATTGGCAAGTTTTTCTCTTTGCCAACATTCTCGGCTTTAAACGAAAAGATACAGGATTAAGAAAATATCGCTCCGCTTACGTTCAAGTAGCAAGAAAAAACGCCAAATCAACGGTAGCAGCCGTTTTAGCCAATTGGTTTTTGGTGATGGAAGGCGGACAACAAGATATTTACACGGCAGCCGTAAGCCGAGACCAAGCCCGAATCGTTTTTGATGATGCACGTCAAATGTGCTTACTTTCGCCTTTACTGAAAAAACGGCTCAATATTCAACAGCACAAACTCATCAACCCTAAGAACAACAGTATCATGCGCCCATTAGCTGCTAAATCTTCAACCATTGAAGGCACAAACCCTAGTTTAGCGATTGTTGATGAATATCACCTACACACGGACAACAGCGTCTATAGCGCGTTAGAGTTAGGACAAGGCGCACGCCCAGAAGGTTTACTCTTTGCTATTACAACCGCGGGAAGTAACGTGATTTCGGCTTGCAAACAGCATTATGATTATTGCGCTCAAATCCTTGAAGGGAATGAGCAGAACGATAGCTTATTTGTGCTCATTTTTGAACTAGACGAAGAAAACGAAATTGACAAACAAGAGAACTGGATAAAAGCCAATCCCAATATTGGTAAATCCATTCCTTACCTTGATTTTGAGAACACTATCAAGAAGGCAAGGGGAATTCCTTCCGAATGGGTGGAAATGCTTACCAAGCGATTTAATGTATGGTGTCAAGGCACAACCCCGTGGCTAGGCGAAGGAAACTGGGCGCAATGCGAACGGCAGTACACCGAAAGCGATTTACTTCACCAAGATTGCTATTTAGGGCTGGATTTATCTAGCACCAATGACTTAACCAGCCTTTGCTATACCTTTCCACAAGGGAAGAAAGTGCGGTTAGTTACTCGGCATTATATCCCTGAATTTCAACTTAATAACGTGGCAAATAAAAACCGTGCGATGTATCGAAACTGGGTGCGTAGTGGCTGGCTGATTGCAACAGAAGGCGACTGTATCGACTACGACAAAATCAGAGATGATATTTTGAAAGATGCACAACGTTTCAATATTAAGATGATTGGCTTTGACGTATGGAATGCAACCCATTTACGCACACAATTACAAGCGGCAGGGCTTGAGGTTGAACCATTCCCGCAAACCTATCAACGATTTAGCCCGGTGGCGAAAAGTGCAGAAGTGCTAATCAATAGACAGATGATAGAACATCATGGCGATCCAGTGCTTACCTGGGCGTTATCCAATGTGGTGATGGAAACTGATGCCAACGCCAACATTAAACCGAACAAGAAGAAAGCCGCAAACAAAATCGACCCAGCCGTAGCCTTTCTGATGTCTTTCGGCACTTATCAACTTGAATATGGCGATTTGATTTTCGAGCTTTCAGATGAACACAAACACGCATTAGAACAATTTAATGGTATTGATTTATAACTACAGAGGGAAACTATGGCAGTTCAAATAAAAGGCTTAAAAGAACTTGAGCAAAACTTAAAAAAACTAAACAAGGATATAAACAAAGTCGCTGCAAAAGCAATTAGAAAAGGACTAAATAGCGCGGCCAAGTCGATTGAAAAAACAATCAAGCCGAATGTTCCAACATTGAAGAGTAGCACTAATTTCCGACAAAAAGGAACAATTAGAAATAACGTTCGACATAAAACAAGGGTTGCCAAAGATGGCTTAAGTGGTATCACTGCAATTCGAGTTATGCGAACAAACGGCCGTAGAATGGCAAAAATTGGGGAAAATACGCGAGATAAATCAGATCCGTTTTACTGGTGGATGGTTGAATATGGCACAGTAAAAATGAAAGGTCGTCATTATATGGAAAAGGCTTTAAATCTGGTGAGGCACAGGCTCTAAGAATCGCAAAAGAAGTTGCAGAAGAAGAATTAAAAAAAGCGTTCAAATAATAGAAAAGCCCGACATTTCACAATGTTGGGCTATTTTGGCAAAAACTTACATACAGGACGTTAATTTAGGCATTTATGGCGATGCCTCTTAAAGTTTGCGGCAAACTTCCGAAAAAGTAAGCCGCTCACGTTTAGAAGACTTTGAAAATATTTCTAAATTCAAAGCGAGACTATTATAAAACTTTTCTGATGAACAAAAAATAGCCGTAGCTTAACGCATCTAAACTTTGATAAAATAGAACAAGAAATAAACAGAGAAACAAGGGGAAAAGTATGATTAAATCCGTTTTATCCGCATTTGGTTCATTTGTATTTTCTGCTTTAGATTTTTTGTTATTTTTAGCCATATTGCTTTTTGTTGGCTTGTTGGTTTTCATCTTTTGGCCAATATTAAAATGGCCTTTACTGGCTTTTCTAATAGGTGCGATCACCTTCTTTTGTTATCTAATATACAAGATAAAAGAGAAACCAAAACCGCTAGAACAAGACGAAATATTATCCAGCTGGGCAGAACAGGAATTGCAACGCCCTATCATCCAACGGATTTTACAAAAACAAGAGGAAAATAAACCGTTCATTAGCGGAACAATAACGCATATTGGAAATGACGGAAAAGAAACTCGATTAGGCAATATCACTATAAATATAAAAAACAGGGAATAAAAGGAATAATATGGAAAATAAGGAATATCTACTAAGTTTTTTTGTAATAGACAATAATGGAAATGAAATTGATAGCGACATTATATCCATAGATGCGTTAGATGAAAGAGACGCTAGAACTAAATCTATGATATTTCTACAAAAAAGATATAAAGGAAATCGATGGGAAATAGAATCTATTACATTAGCTGAATAACCAAATAAAGCGCATCTAGGCTGATCCCCGAAAGCAAAGCACCTTACTTTGTTGATGCGCTCCTACCAATAAGGACAAATGCAAAAGGGGCGTTTATGGTTAGTCAAAAATTCTTACCTAAAAAGGCATATTCAATTATCGATGCAGTCAAATACATATCGTTAAATTACAATATCAATATTTCAGAATACGATTTGTTAGAATATATTCAGTCAGGTGATTTGCAAGCCTCAATTCATCTTGATGGCAGAATAAATAAAATAGATAGAGTAAATAAGCGAGAAATTCCACATAATAAAACGCTAAATATTCGAAATGAAGAAATATTTTTACAATTCAACCAAAAGGACACAAAATCAAAAATAGAACATAATGAAGATTTTAATATTTATCAAATAAAACTAAACCATATTTATTTTAGTATTGATATTATATTAAATTAAATGATTGTTACTACCTCCCTGAATATTTTTCAGAAAATGATGAAATAAAGCTTTACACTGGAGAACTAGACCGTTTTAGAAATCTTGTTTTTAATGGCTATTTTCCTCTTTCTAAAGAGGTATTCGAACCATACAACACAATAGAATTGATGGAGTGTGGTTATATAGATGAATTTCCCGATATTTACGTAAACACCTTTTCTGGGCTTTATCTTCATTTACCTATATGCGAAAACAAAACAGAACTATATTTAGAAGATGTTTACATTATTCACGAGGATATGATTGAATTTTTAAAATTATTTTCCGTAATTGATGATAGCTATGAACAGCAAGAAGAAACTCAAAAATTAAAAAATCAAATTAGAGACAAGAATAAACAAATTGAAGAATTACAAAAACAGATAGGGGAAAGCAGTAGAGAAATTTCTGGAAAATCTGAAACTTCTTACTTAAATCTTATACAAGCCTTAAAAGAACTTTGTTTGTCTGAAAATAGCTTTGGCAACCAAGAAGAATTAATAGTTTATATTAGTGAACAATATCAAGGTTATACTGGATTAAGTGAAGCTAATTTACGAGATAAATTCAGCAAAGCAAATAAAATCAAATAACCT